TTTCGGATCGTTCCAGCTCTTCCCGAACGGTTGGGTATCGTCGAGTAGATTGGGGGGCGACTGGTGGAGCATCAGTGATGTGGTCTTGGCGAATGACAGCTATTGGCCGATTCTGTTGAAAAAGTCGGCCATGGTTTGCGCATCAGAAAAGTACGCGTCCGAGATTGAAATCTTTACTTTTGGCAGAGGCTTCCGGACTCGGATTTCACGTAGCAGCGTGCAAAAAAGGCGTTTTCATCAGTCAATGATCAGGCAGTTTGGGCAGACCGACTTTTTCAACAGAATCGGCCGAAAGTAGTCACGTGGCGACGATCTGAAACTGGCGTCACCGCCAGCGTTATCTTGATGAACAGCGTCTTGTAACTCGTTTTTCGCTATTTTGACGGCTTCGCAATGGCGCCGACGCGACGGTAAACGCGTTCAGTTATGTCACCCTTGGTATGCCCCAATAGCAGGCTCGCCTCTCCGATGTCAGTGATTTCCGACGCGGCTTTTGGCCTGATGTCCCGAAACTGAAAGCTGCTGATTCTTCCTGCAAGCAGCGTGTCGCCAGTCTCGATCGCTTCTTTCTTGGCCTTTTCCCGAGCCTTATCCCAGCGGTCGCGAAGCATCTTGGCAGTCATACGCTTCCCACGCGCACTCACAATCAGGTAGCTCGATACGTGCTGAGCGTTTCGTTCTGCGATTTTTGCGATCAGCATACCCAGGCTGTTTTCCGAACCGCTGGCAGTCATCTGGATACGCAGCTTCTTGTGCGTTTTGTTCTGCTGCACCATCAAATACCCCCCATCGATATCATCTTTGCGCATGACCAGGACATCGGCCGGCCGCTGCCCTGTCAGGTAGGCAAGGTCCATCGCATCTTTCAGCTCTTGAGCTGCTTTCTTGTAAACAGCATCCCAAACCACATCGTTAGCGTAATAGTCCCGAGGCGTCTCCTTGTTCTTGCGTACACCCTGACAGGGATTTTCTTTGGCGGTCAGACCCCACTCACGCGCCATATTGAATACATGAGAGAGCGTGGCTATTTCACGGTTGGCCCGGACTTTTGCAGTTCGAGCGTCCCGATAGCCAGCGATCGTGGCAGGCGTGATTGAGTCGATGGGGGCATTGTCGAAAAGTGGTCGCAGCTGTTTGATCTCTGAAAGGTTGTCGCTCTGCGTGCGGGGCGCCTTCTTCGGGACGATGTCGCGAATATAGCGGTCAAAGATCCCCTTCATGGTTCGCAAGTCCAGTGGTATTTCCTTGGCTTCGAGCTCCGCCCACTTGAGCCTGGCTTTGTCGAGATCTTTGCCCAGTGGGATCGCCTTTCCTGTGGAGTCCAGGTAGTAATAGGCGATCCAGGTTTTCCCGCTCTTTCGTGGCCGCGTCCATTGATACATCCGAGGCGGCAAATGACGGGTTGCGGTTTTGCGGGGGCGCATATCAGTTCACTCGCGAGAAGTCGGGCGTCCATGCGGGCGCGGCTGGCAATGGGGTGGGGGTAATATTGGTTGGCGTGATCACCCCGAGCTTCATCCGGGCGTACATCCTTCCTACCAATGGGCGTTTGCCACGACTTTCGACATAGAGCCACTGGCGATCATCTAGCCAGCGACGTTGGTATGCCCTGGTTTTGTAGCCAGTGATATCGGCGAGCTCTTCGTCTGACAGAATTTCAGCTTCCATGATGGTTCTCCCTATCGCGCCGCTCGATGCCTTCGGCCTGGCGTTGCTTGCTGCATGTTTGGTGGTTGCCATGTGCCCGCGACTTGCCACATTTGTCGCAGATGACGTTCAAGTCGAGAGGCGGCATTTGCCCGTTGCGTATTCCGGCCGTTCGGCGAAGAGCTGTCATGTGTTAGTTCCTCGATAGAACCTGCCGCTGGAATTATTGGTGAGAGGCCCGCGGCAGGGGTATTGCAAATAATGGTTAGCCCAGGTTGAAATTGCCGATAGTCAGCTTCGCGCCGCCGCCGACTTCCTGTTGCACGACATCCTTGAATTCTTGTGCGAGGTCTTCGCGCAGTTGCTCTTCGCCAATCCAGCGGAGACGCAGCAGGGGTTTGTCGCCTCCGGTGAGAATGGCAACGCGTAGGCGCATGATCTGAACCGTTAGCCCTTCGTAGGGCTCAACGGTGAACAAAAATTCAGCAGGCAGACCTTCCGAGGATTTGGCTTCGATCTGATCCATCGCCGAACGGGATGAGTTCAGGTCGCCGACGACATGTTCGCTCTTGCGAGCTTGCTCGATGCTGATGGAGCGGATGGCACTTGCGGCTCTACGCAAATCGATGTGACTGTCATCGGCTCCCAACGCCTGAAGGTTTGACGCCCAATCCTCGATCCAGTCGCTCAGATCTTTCTGCGTGAATTGAATGGAGGCAGCACGCTCCAGCGCCCGGAAGGCTGCAGTTTTTCTCAGGTTGAGGGTAGCTGTGAAGTCGCCGTGCCCTGGCTCTTTGGTGTTGCCCAGGTTGAAAATCACAGTGCAGGACATAGCTTCTGCGTCGACAAAGCCGGAGGCAACGATATCGGCGCTTTGTTCTATTACATAGTTGCCGAAGTCCAGCAATGAGTGGGTGGTGAGCGCGCCGCGGAAGCGACTGCGAACGGCTTGGAACTTCTCGATACTATGGATTTTTTGGTCAGACGGCAGTACCAGCGCCGGGGTGAATGTGCTCAGCGGCTTGGCATAGGCCAGAACTGCAGTGTCTTGAATCAGCTGAATTGCTTTGGCTTCCATTGGATCAATTTCCCTTTGGTGAGAGGTTTGGCATAGGGCGGATTAGGACTTGGCGTGAATCGGTGCGGCGTCTCGGTCGAACAGCTGACCGGCGCGGGGAGCTTCGGCAAACAAGGTCAGGCAGCCGCCCTCGTTGACATGCATCGGCGTGTCGAGGGTGGTGTCTTCGCTTCGGCTGCCCCGTTTGGTTGGCACCTTGTAGGCGAGTTTGTGGTTGACCGTTACCTGGTGGCTGTTGGCAATCTGTTTCAACGTGAAGGTCAGCGAGACAGAGCCAACCTTGCCGTTATCAACAACGCCCAATGCCACTTCGGAAAGGGCGTGACCGATCTGGTTCGCGAAGACGCCCGCGTTGAGTTCGCCGATGAATTCGGCTGTGTCTGTAGGTTTCATGTGCTGTGTCTCTTTGAGTGCGAGTTGTTTGCCCCTGGGGGACAGGGGCGTGCGGTAAATCAGGCAGCTGCCGTCAACGCTTGGGCGTCGAGGTAGTCGGCAAGGTCGTGCAGGTAGACCACCGGCTTGGCCCGGGTGGAACCGTGCAGGCGCTTGACGGTGAGCTTGATGCGGCCTTTCTTGATCTCGGTCAGCAGGTGGCGATCGGTGCGGATGTGCGAGAAGTAATGCTCGCGGACCGCTGCCAGCGTCGGGCACGGTGTTGCGAATTGGCGCCTGAGTTGGTCGAGGGTATTGCTCATGCCGCGTCCTCCCCGACCCCCTCCGATGGAGGCAGCAACTTGAGGCGGATCAATTCGGCGAGGCCTTCTTTACTTTTGCCCATAGCCGCCGCGCAGACGTTGCCACGTTGGTCAGCGACGACGGCACCGTAGGGGTATTCGGGCGACTTTGTCGGTGTGACGTAGGCGATTTTCCCCTCACCAATGACCGCGTCGACGCAGCGGAATACCTCAGCCAGCTCAGCACTGACCGGAGGCAATGATTCCAGCAGCTGAACGGCTTCGGCTGATGCGCCAATCAGCGTGGCGCGGCTGATCACGGTCGGATGGTTGAGGAACATCGGGACCAGCTTAAGTGCGCCGATGGCTTGGGTAATGGCGTTCTGGCTCATGCGGCGGCGTCCTTGTGCGTAATGGTGATATTCAGTTTTTTGGCGATCCACTCGACGCCGTCTTCCTTCACCATTACTACGGCGTAGTGCCGATAGCGGTTGGTGTTTCCGATCTGGACGCTGCGCGGATCCGAGAACAGGTAGCCTCGGTCGCGGTGATGGCTGGCCAGGTCGCCGTCATTGGTCAGGATGCGCAGTTCTCGCAACCTGGTGCGGAAGACGCGGGGTTTGAGGCCGAGCACGGCGGCTGTTTGATCCAGGGTGCGATTCACTGTGCTGTCCTCAGGCTGTGAGCAGTTTTCGAACGTTATTCAGCAGTGCTTCCGCCTCGGCCAGCATCTGCTGTATTTGCGCTGCGCTACCGAGTTGCTCTGCCGACTCAATTCGACCGTTCGCGATGTCCTGGATGAAATCTCGCAGGTGCAGGTGATTGGCGCGATCTGATCGCTTGAGGGTCAGTTCGCCGGTGTGGCCGCTGAGGTCCACACTGATGACTACGTTGTTGTCGGTGAGCTCCACCTCAAAGCTTGCGTGGATGGTTTGCTCTGGTCTTTGAAGAGGGCACACGGCGGCGCCGCCAACCTGCAGCATGTGGTGCAGGAGCTCTTGCTTTGCGAGCGGGACGAGATAGTTGTTCATGCTGCATCGCCTCCGAACGGCCAAGTGCCGGTATCGGCAGGGTGGACGGCCTCGGCGCGGCCTTTGGGGTTGGTAATCACCAACAGCCCGGTGCGGTGCTGGATGGCCTTGACGGCTGCGGGGCTACTGCATGCTGAAGAATGCAGGTAGACCGGGCAGCGTGTGTTGCTGTGCTGTGGGTTTTGCATGGCTCGTACTCTTTGGTGAGAGGTGTACGAGGCAAACGATACAAATACGTATTGATCCAGTCAATACGTATTTGAATTGCTTTTGCAGTTGAGCATAAAAAAGCCCGCAGTAAGCGGGCTCAGTCTGGTGTGTGATGTATTAGAAAATTTCTAATTTCGAGAATACGACACCGCAAATCATGGCATCGGCGCCCAGTTCAATGATCGGCTCAGGCCAGGCGGGGTTCAACGGCTTCAGGAACCGGCGCTTTCCTTCCATCACCAGCTGTTTAAACGTTGCTTCTTGGCTATCGACTAATTTGGCAATGACAAGTGAGCCGTTCTCGGCATCCTTCGCGGGGTCAACAAAAATGATGTCTCCGTCTCTAAAGGAGCGGCGTTCATGCTGATTGAACATGGACAGTCCGCGAACTCTGAGCGCGTAAGTCTGGCTGCTATGAGACGCCGCGCAAGGCAGCCATATCTCAGCGTCATCAAGAGTTCGAACGTCCTCAATCTCGCACCAAGCACCCGCTTGCACCCAAGAAATCAACGGCACATACCCTTTAATTGCCGGACCAGGCTCCACATTGGATTCAGAGCTAGAGGCAGGTTTTGCATCCTTTGTTGGTTCTTTGTGTTCGCCTCCATTCCACAGCCAGTTGCTGCTGACTTTCAAGGCTTTAGCGATTTTTTCAACGTTCTCGTGACGTGGGCTGGCTACCGCATTAGTCACGATCCTATGAATTGTCGGCTGAGGGACGCCTGAGCGGCGGCCGAGTTCGCCTTCAGATAGTTCTAGTTCTTGCATGCGTTGAGCGATGCGGTCGCCTATCACTTTTCTCTGCCTTGATTCAAAAACGTATCGGGATTGTATTGAATCGGCCAATGCGTTTGTGTATTGTAGCGCTCAATGCGAAAGCGCATCGGTGAACGATATGACTATCCAAGAAATGCTCGCGGAGTTATTGCGGTCAGGTTTATCCCAAAGGGTCATCGCAGATCGCGTTAGGACAACGCAGCCGACTATTAATCGTGCCGCTAAAGGTGCTGATGTTCGGTATGTAACTGGGAAGGCCATCGAGAGCCTTTACACGCAAGAAAAGGCGGCTGCTGGCTTGAATTCGGCAGCTTAAAAAGGTGCTGGGCTGGGGCCTCTCACCAAAGATCCCCCAGCCCAGCTACGACGACACACAGCACATGCACATCGGTCGTGGTCGTAGGATAGGGTTTGCCCTGGACTATGGCTACACCGTAAACGGGGGATTTACGGTTATGAGTAGAACAGATCTTTTGCCGGACGCAGGTCCGGTCCTTCCTTTGCGCCAGGCGATTTATCGCGCTGGTCGTGACTACAAGGGCGGAATTACCGCCCTTGCCTTTGACATGGTGTTGGACAACGACACTCTCCAGAAGAAACTCAAACTCGATGAAGAACGCCGCTGGCTGAATCCTGATGAGCTTGAAGAGCTGATCAGGCTCACCGGGGATTCGCGCTTGCTTGATGCGCTGATGCGGCCGGCAGGTGCTGTCTGGTATCGCCCGATACCGGTACCGGCAACTCGGGATGCCCTAAAAGCCGTCGGTAAGTTGCTTGGCGAAACCGGTGAACTCGTGGCAGCAATGCACGACGGTGCTGCCGACAATGTCTGGGAGCTTCACGAAGTTCTCGATCTTGAAAAGCAGGGTATGGACGTGATCCGCGAAGTCCTTGGCATCATGGCGGGTGCTCGTCAGGCGATGGAGGATCGCAACCATGGCTGACGATATCGATCGCGCGAACGATCAGGCGCAATACCTGCTCGATGTTGCGCTTCTACGCAGTCGCCGTGTTCCGTCGAACCGAGCCAGTGCGCAATTTTGTGAGGATTGTGATGATCCTATCCCGTTGCTTCGACAGCAGACGATCGCGGGTTGCGAAACCTGTGTTCACTGTCAGGGGTTGCGGGAGGCTCGGCGATGACTGAACTGGCCAAAGGAATAGCCATCGCTACATGGGCAAAACGTTACATCACTGCTTTTGATCTCGCCCTGGTCTCCATTGAGCCAGGTGAGAAAGCCCCAAAAGGCTTGGGATGGAACAAGCCTGGTGGCTACATTACTGATGCCGCTACCGCTGAAGCATTCTGGCAACGAAACCCTAATCACAACCTCGGCGTCGTTCTCGGGCCGAGCCGTGTCTGTTCGCTGGACGTCGACGACGTTCAGTGGACGCGGCATGTGTTGTACGAGCTGCTGGGTGTCGATCTGGACGCCATGGCGTTGGTGTATCCGACGATTGTTGGTAACCCAGCGCGGTTCCGGGTGCTTTTCAAAGTGCCGGACGGCATTGAGCTGACCCGGCATTCTCTTTCCTGGCCAAATGAAAAAGATCCTGACGGTTCGATTCACAAAGGCTTGATGGATAAAGCCAAGGCTGCGAAAGAGCAGGGTGATGGGCTCGGGGAGGCTGCGGCGCGCGCGGAGGCTGAAGAGTACAAGCGCTTCACGGTGTTTGAGTTGCGCGCAGGCCTGGTACAGGACGTGTTCCCGCCTTCGATTCACCCGGGTACCGGCAAGCCTTATACCTGGAGAACCCCTCCGAACGCCAACGATGGCCTGCCGACGCTGACTGGCGATCTGATAAATATCTGGCAAAACTGGGACATTTTTAAGCGTGATGCCGAGGCAGCCTGCCCGTGGGCGATCAAGCCAACCGCGGCGCCAGCGAAGGTCATTAAGCGCTCAGCACCTGCGGTGGGTAAGCAGCCGTCGGTGATCGATGAGTTCAACCGCTGCCATGATATCGAGGAACTGCTGCGTACTCACGGCTATATCAAGCGGGGCAGCAAGTGGCTTTACCCGCAGAGCAGCACTGGCCTGCCGGGTGTGACGATCGCTGACGGCAAGGTCTATTCGCACCACGGTGCCGACCCACTCGCGAACGGGCATCAGAACGACGCCTTCGAGGTGTTCTGTTTACTCGAGCACGCCGGCGATCAGTCGAAGGCGGTGAAGGATGCTGCGCGTATGTTGGGTATGCAACGTTCGTCGCGGCCTGATCCACGGGATCTTCCCCCGACCCCATCCGGTGATGTGAGCGAACCGAACTGTGCGAACGACGACGTCAGCGAGGCTGCTCCGGCTCCTGATGGGGGGGCGGGGGAGGTTTTGACGCTTGACCAGTTGCTTCGTCGCTTTGCGTTGGTCGAGGGCACCACACTAGTGTGGGACTGCGACCAGTCGCGGGTGATGAAGAAGGCCGCATTTGAAGCACGCGTAGGCAAGCCTCTCGCCAAGGCGTGGCTGGATGACATGGGCAAACGGTTGATTGCTGATGATCACGTCCGCGACATCGAGCAAGCGCGACGCATGGCAGGCAAAAAGGGCGGCGCGCTGGGTATGCCACCGACCGACCGATACGTGTATATCGATGGCACCAAGGATGTCTGGGATCGGGAAAAGAAACGGCGCATTGCCGAAGGCGCGGTGAAGATGGCGCTGGGTGACACTTATCCCCTTTGGCTGAACAGCAGTGAGCGGCGCACGGTGGATGTCGAACATATCGTGTTTGATCCGACCATGAGCAAGGACCCTGCGGTGTACATCAATACTTTTGATGGCCTGCCGCTTGAACCGATTAGGGGTGACGAAGCCTGCGCCAACCTGCGTTGGCTGATCTCATTTTTGTGCAATCACGATGAAGCGGCGTCCCAATGGCTGATTCGCTGGCTGGCGTACCCGTTGCAGCACCTGGGCGCCAAGATGGACACCGCCGTGCTGATGCACTCGATCATGGAGGGCTCAGGCAAAAGCCTGTTGTTCGCCGATGCACTCGGCATGTTGTACGGCCAGTACGCGGCGACGGTCGGTCAAACGCAACTGGAGAGCAACTTCAACGCCTGGCAAAGCCGCAAATTGTGGTCGGTGTTCGAAGAGGTAGTGAGTCGCGATCAGCGATACAACCAGGTGGGCAAGATCAAGCACCTGATCACCGGCAAGACGGTGCGGATGGAATCGAAGTTCATCAACGGTTGGGAGGAAGCCAACCACATGAACGCGGTGTTCCTAAGCAACGAGATTTTGCCGTGGCCGATCAGTGACAGTGACCGGCGGATGCTGGTGATGTGGCCCATGGAGACGTTGCCGGTCGAGCGGCAAAAGGCAATCGGCCGCGAGCTGGAGCAAGGTGGTGTCGCAGCGCTCTACGGCTGGTTGTTGTCGGTCGATTTGGGCGACTTTAACCAGCGGACGCGCCCGCCGTCGACGGATGCCCGTGAGCGCCTGGTGGCCTTGAGTCGAGCCGGATGGCAGACGTTCTTGCATCTGTGGAAGTACAGCGAGTTGGGTCAGGGGCTTTGGGGGCCGTGTCTGTCGACCGACCTCTATTCGCTGTTCCTCGAATGGTGCCAGCGCAATAAAGAGCATGTGATGAGTCAGACGAAGTTCTCGCTGTTCATCAGTTCCGAGGTCGATAAGACGCGGGCCATTCCCTGGACCGATGGCAACAACCGGCGCTTTGGCGCTTTCTTCTTTCCCGTCGATCAGGACGCTTCCCCGCCCCCATCACTGAAGGCGGCCGAGCTGGGCAAGCAGGTCGTAAACTGGCGGGCCAAGGCGAAGCTTGCGGGCTGGCATGTGGACAGCTGGGATCACATCAAGGCGGCCGCCGCATGACTACCTCTAAAAGTGTGTTGGGTGTGTCGCGTGTGTGTTGGGTTGATTTCAGATACCCCACACAGATTGGAGCCTTGTTTTTCGGCGGTTTGCGGGCGTTGTGTCGTGTGTGTTGGGTTTCGCTACGCGTGCGCGCATGCGTGACGTTAGATAGTCGGTTTCTGATGGCTGATTATTTTCTTCATGCGAGAACAGAAATACCCAACAAACCCAACACACTAAACACAACTCGATTAAAGCTATTGAATTTAAAGGGTTTTGTTTGTGTTGGGATTGTGTCGGGTTGGGTGTTTTTTGTGTTGGGTTCGGTTTTCGGGGGAGTAGGGCGATGATCGAGGCAATGGAAGTACTGCTGAAGCACTGGGGTGAGCAAATTCGGCTTAATGGCGAAAGCGGCGGCATGGGCAGTCCAATGGCAACGATCATGGAGTGGGGTGGCTGCGCACCACGCGGCACGCCCGGGTCCCGAGTCATCCTCGGCGCTGGAGCGGGGCCTGATGCAGTTGCTCAGGAGATAGCCGCCGCGCTGTCGGAGATCGGGCGTCAGGGTGAGCAGGGTGATCGGCTGATGCGGTTAGCGGGTCTGCGTTACGGCGATGATCCGGCGCCGACCTGGCTGATGCAGTTGCATCTACTTGGGATGGAGTCGAGTGCGAAACAGACTTATTACGACCAGGTGCACCGTCTGCATGAGCGGGTGCTGGAAGTGCTGGCCGGGCGTGCTGATACCCGTAAGTGGCTTACCACTGGTCGGGGAGTTTTGCCTCAAAGTCTCCTCAAAGTTGCGTCAAAGTTGCGTCGAGTTGGATAACCGAAAACGCCCCCTTTTCGGTTCCGTACTCAGGAGGTAAAAAGTCTCCACGATATGAAATTTGCGCCTTCGCGGTGACCTCGCACGTGCTGTGCAGCTTCACCCGGCTCTCCCTATGCCGGTCACCTAACCCCGCTTCGGCGGGGTTTTTCATTCCATTGCCGAGGAGGCAACGCATGTCGACTGAACAGGAGGTGCAGCAGTCGCTGGCCGATCTTCCAACCTGGCTACTGATTCTGGTGGCACTCGCGGGGTTAACGGGTGAGATGTGGCGTGCTGATGCGGCAGGCATGGCGGTGCCGGTGTTGGTGAAGCGCGTGCTGTTGCGCTTCGGTGCTTCTGCAGTTTTTGGTCTGGCAACGGTGATGCTCGCCACGGCGCTGGGATGTAGCTTGATGACTGCCGCTGCAATAGGCAGCGTTGTCGCTTGTCTCGGCGCCGATGTGGCCAGCGGGTTGTACGCCCGGTGGTTGGCAAAGCGGGCAGGGATCTGCGAGGCGCCGCCGAGCGGTGGCGGGCAGGCATGAAATCGCCGGGGACCCTGGGGTTTTTCGGCGGGTACGGGGTCGGAAACCCGCGGGAAAGTGTTAGCGGACCGTTCACCAGCTTAGTGAACTGAGGTGAACAGGTGAACCCCCCGAATTCATTAGGTGAACAGGACATTCCATCATGACGGTGATCAGCAAAACGGAGTTTGCCGCACGGCGTGGCTGGGCCAAATCGT